AAGTAACTCTCTCGAGTAACAATAGATTTAACACTCATCTGATCTTCAGGTCCCAAACCAACTGTTCTGGGATCAATAGTTATCTCCTGTTTACTATCAAGAGTTAACTTAGAAACTGCCTCAAAAACATCAACATTAACTAAATTCCCTTGAGGAAAAGGTTTGTAAAGCTGAATATCAGTGACAATAGGAGGTCGGCTGTATCCAAAAAGCCTGGCAGCGCCAGCGATAGCACTGGATACCATAGACGTTGCTTTAGCATAAGGATACAACATTGGGATAGACTCTAACATCCCAGAAGCTTTGGCAACAGCAGAAGCAGGCTTGGAAATAATCCCCATGCCATATTCATCAATGCGTGTTGCTTTAGATTGTCTGCGCTGAGTACCATCAGCCATACCAGATTGCGACATAAGCAAATCAGTGCCAGGTGATAAAACTGGTGGTGCAGGCGATGGTTGATCGAGAGATGTGGGCATTGTAAGCACAACATCTTCAGCCCAGGCAAAACAAGTGACTCGTACAGGATCAGTACCTCCATTAGCTTGACGCAAGACTTGGAAAGAATTAAGAAAACACTCTCCCATTCGTCTATAATCAGCATCTGGAATCTGCATATAGTTCCTGAACCAGAAAAATGGTAAAACCATTTCAGCTCCTTCACTTGTAGTGGGATTCAAAAAGACATGTGGTTTTTGACTAGCTCCAACCAAATCTTCAGTGATTCCCAAACGGTTAACCGTGAGATTATCTTGAGAAGGTATTGGATTGTAAGAAACCATTAACCGTCCATAATGAAATGCCACGCCGTTAATAACAAACTTCAAATGAAGCTTGCACCGCAATAAATTGAAATTGCGGATTTTATCTGCGACCTTAAGATCCTCGAAAAACAATTGCCAAGGATTAAATCGCAAATATGCTTGTTGACCAACGATCCAATCGTAGTCAAAAATTTTGGAAGGACGGCCCAAAAAGCCACCAATATCCGCGGCATTATTAAAACCAGGATTCATGGTTGCTTCATAAGAACCTTCCACAACTGTCTTAAAGCCAGCAGCACCATCATCATAAGAAGCAATTTGCTGCTCAACAGTGTCTGCCATATCAGTTGTCTGCCCCGCCTCAGAACCAGATTGAGACTTATACTTTTGTTCCTCATACAATGGTACAATACCATCACACGAGTCAACAAGATAGTCTTCACATTCTGAAGAAGAGAAATTGTCAGAAATCCAACATGCGCGCAATAAATTGCCCATTTTGTCAACTGCATCAGGAATAAGAGCAGTTTGTGACGTAAGGGCAAGCTCCTGCGACAAATGTGCAATCTTCTCCTTGAGACGATTGCAATGAGCGTATTTACGCGCAAGAGATCTCTTGAGATTGTCGATATCCGTCTCCAACCTCTGACACTTAGCCTCATAAGACTCGATCTGGTGTCGCAGATCGGGTACTGGCATAAAATTAATATCACAACTATTATTATTATTACGAAATATACTAGTAAGCTACATTTTATTTTACATAAGGTCAACACACAGCTTAATGTGTCGCCTCAGAGCCAAAATTTTCAAGATCGCTAATCTCGCCCTTAAATAAGGGTATTCCACGAGGGGAATGCGTAATATGTACAAGCGTTAATATACAAAAAGGATTTGGAACTTCTAAGTTATCACCGTAATCAATATACACATACCATTTTCAACGTATTCCGCCGGATGGTTCCGGCGAGCTCACGTATTTAAAGTCTTTGAGCTAAGACGAATTACTCCAGAGAGTATTTCTCTCTGTAATTCTGAATACGCTCTTCATAGGGAGCGAATACCTCTGGTCGAACAGGAACACCGTTCTTGTGAGCAACTTCGGCCAACTGCGCAACACGTGTTGCGTAGACCTCTTTTCCAAATTGGAAATAAGCATTTGCAGCATTAGTAATAGCTTCAGCAGCAAATTCTTTATCGGTCAAGGCATCAGATTCTAAATGGCAATGGAGCATCTTTTGAATAGAAGCTTCCTCAATGGGAGCTCTAAACAACTTGAGCTCATCATCCCACACAGCATAATGCTTCAAAAACGAAGCCTCACCAGCCTTAATAAAAGGTACTGATTTGGCTTCTTTATCAGCCATAGTGTAGGTAATCCCACACTCGGCCAACTCATCAGCAATTGCAGTATGGTTGAACCATTCGAATCCATGCTTAACTCCCATCACATTATCATCACCATATGTGAGAGCAGCAACAACTTCACAAAAAAGTGGCAATTTTCCTCCAAACCACTTCTTTGAATGAAGTTTATAGTAACAGTATCGCAAATACAAACTGTTAACTATGGAATTAATGA